ACGAGGACTTGACAGCGCAATTGACATGCAGGCGCACAATTACAAACAGCAAGGGCAAGCTTGGGGTTGAATCCAAGGACTCCATGCGGGCAAGAGGCATAGCCTCACCGGATAGGGCGGATGCATTGGCACTATGCATAAGCGGTGGTAATATCGGCTTGGACTTGACTTTCCAGATAGAGCGTCCAACTTGGAAGTCACTTCAAGCCTTGATGGAGTCACATGACCCCGTGATGGCAGGATTTGACCCTGGAGGATAAAACAATGAATGTATGGAACTGGATTACCTCGAATTGGCAGGAGATCGTAGCCGCTGTTGGTGGCATCGTTCTTGCCGCGCGTATTGTTGTTAAGCTCACACCGACTCCCGCTGACGATTCCTTCTTGGAAAAGATTGTCAACTTTCTCAAGACAGTCGGACTGAATATTAAATAATTTTATTTGTGCTGCGTGCAATCCTTGAGATCATCGCAGCCGTGTTTCGCATCATTCCAGGCTGGAAGGAAAAACGTACTCAAAATATCGAAGGTGAGTGGAGGCATAACCGCAATGCTATTGAGCGTGACCTTCGCGGTGATTCTTGGTGGGTGCGCAACAACGACACCAGTAACCCACACAACAGGGATAGTTGAGGAACTGATGAAAGATCCTACCTACATCGAAATCCGAAGGGGTACGCCTGGAACGCGCGAATGGGCCAGGAAGGCATTGAATGCCGTCAACGATCTTTCGTATGAACTTAAAGTGGAGCGCAACAAATGAACGCCAAAGATACTCGCAGAACAGAATACTATTCCAGAATCATTGATTCGCTCAATCAGCGAGAGACATGGGAGAACCGGCAACGGTTGTTTTACCAGGCTCGTTACTTTGGTGTTCGCCGGAAGGTCAAGCCTTGGCCTACAGCCGCCGACCTTCACGTTCAGTTGATTGACACAGCGATTGAGAAGCTGAAGCCATCCTTCGTCAACAGCGCAATCGGCAACGACATTCTTTCCAGCTTTGTTCCAATGCGCCAGCAGTTGGCACCGCTGACTGTTTCTGCCGAGCGTTGGTTTGACTACAACATGCGCGAGCGCACAAATTTCCAGAAAGAGATTGTTTCCGTCATCGACAACATCCTGCTCTACGGGCGTGGAGTTGCGAAGATCATTTGGAACGAGGACAAGAAGCGCATTGATTTTGAGGCTATTGATCCTTTCCACATCATTGTTCCGGCTTACACAAAGGAGTTTAAGGATGCAGATTTCATCGTTCACATCGTCTCGACAAGTGTCGATTCCTATAAGGCAAATCCCCTGTACAAGCAGGATGAGGAATTTATCAAAACAATTTCTGGTAAACCCTCCAAATCGGTGGGCTTACGAAGTGAGATTCAGGATGAGATTTATAGACGGGAAGGAATTACTCAAGAAGCTGAGAATGATCGCATCATTCTTTGGGAGATGTACACGCCTTCTGAAGACGGATGGAAGGTCGAGACATACAGCCCGCTTGTCGTAACCGAAGATGTCCGTAAGCCTTTCACTTTGCCGTATCGTCACGGCGAACCTCCTTTCGTAGATTTCCCCTATGAGGTCACAGGGGGCGGTTGGTACAGTCCGAGAGGCGTTGCAGAGATCCTGCTCCCGAATGAGAACCTGCTAAATAAACTGAAGAACTCCCTCTCCGATTACGTTGAACTGGCCAACCGACCCGTTTTCGAGGCACAGAACCCGATCTCGCTAAACACATCCAATCTGAAGATGCAGCCAGGTCAGATCCTTCCGCAGGGATTAAAGCCGGTTCAGTTCAGCCAACCTCCTTTTGATTTCCAAAAGCTGATGCTTGAAGAGCGTTTGTTGTCCGAACAGCGCATGGGTAATCCTGACTTCGGTGCTGGATCGCAGTTCCAGGTGTCGGATCGAAAGACTGCCACAGAGATTCAAGCATTGCAGTCGCAAGCTGCTGCCTCCGGTGACCTTCGTAATCGCATGTTCCGGATGGGTCTTGCCCATCTATTCAAACAATGCTGGTCGCTTTACACGCAGTACAACAAGAAAGATTTGATGTATCGGTATGCCGAGGAGACAGGCTCTATGCCTCCGGATGGCATCCATGATGAATATTCCATCGAACCGAAAGGTGGATTGGACTTTATCAATCGGCAGTTTGCATTGCAGAAGTCGGTAGCTCGCATGCAGATGTTCCAAAATAATCCTTTTGTTAACCAGGGCGAACTGGTTAAATCTGTGCTTGAACAAGATGACCCATCGCTTGTCCGCAGACTCTTTCAAGATCCTAACGCAGCCTCTGGTGATCAGGCTGAAGATCAAGCGACTGAAATTGCAACGATGCTCGCTACTGGATTCCCTGTCGCAATCAAGCCTAGCGATGATCACAAAGCGCACATATCCGTTCTCTTTGCATTTAACCAAGCCGCTCAACAGCGGCAGCAAGCGGTCGATCAGAGTGCAATGCAAGTTCTGATGGCACACTTGCAACAGCACTTGGCTGCATTGGAGCAGATTGACCCCAACACATCCCGCGCGATTCAGAAACAGCTTCGTGATGCAGGCAAGGCTCAAATGCAGCAACAGGGGCAACAGTTGCCTCCTGAAGCCATGCAAGGGCAACAAGCCGGTCCGATGATGGCTTGAAGGTTCCGGTAATGCGGGATGCCTTCCAGCAGGGAGGCTTGGCCGATCTTTGTAAGTGGGCGAATGAGCAAGGCGCAACAGGCAAGGCAATTGAGATTGGTGCTTATAGTGGCGAGGGAACAATTGTACTAGCCAAGTATTTCAAAGAAGTTCTTGCTGTAGATCCCTGGCTTAACGGATATGACATTAACGATAGGGCAAGCCAACAATGCCCAATGAAGTTTGTATTTGAGGCATTCCAAGAGCGCACATGCGAGCTAAAGAACGTGATGTTTAGCCGTGGGAAAAGCCTAGATGCCCTTGAGTTTGTCAAAGACGGATCATGTGATCTTGTTTATATTGATGGAGATCATCGCTATGAAGGCGTGCTGGCAGACCTAAAAGGATGGAGCAAGAAACTAAAAGACGGCGGGATTATGGCTGGTCACGATTGGAGTTGGGAATCTGTTAAGAAGGCTTTAAAAGAAGAGATTGGGGATAAAGATTATACTTTATTCAATGGTGACTCTTGGGCGATAAAGCTGTCCAACAGCCAGGATATGGTAAAATAGCGAAATGAAAAAAGGTCTATATGCCAATATCAACGCCCGCCGTAAGGCAGGGACAAGCCGAAACAAGAAGAACTCAACCATTAAGCCCAAGATTTGGCGCATGATGAAGGCTAAAAAGGGTGGTTTTTCAGAGTGAGGAAACTAAAAGCAGCATTGGCATTCATCCGCGACCAAGAGTGGGTAGATGAACCCAAATGGGAGGATGAGGATGAGAAGGCTTGGACAGGGTTCCTTTCCACGCCAACCGGAAAGCGTCTTAGCCTTATTCTTTTAAACTTAACTTTGCGTCAAAATGGCAATGCCGTGATGAAGAAATCAGAGGCACTTGCAGACGCTTGTGGGTATGCTAAAGGTTTCCGTGGTTGTGTAGCGACCTTAGAATCGCTCGCAACCCAAAAACTTAACTCCGCCATCCCAGGCTATGGGGATGGATCGGATGAACCAGTAGCCGAGTAACCTTGAGGTAGAATGACTCCCTACCGAAAAGTGTAAGAAAGGGTCAAAATGGCGGATTCAAATAACCTTACTGAAGCGGATGTATTGGCGATGGCGCAAGCGGCTGACGAAGGACGGGACTTTAGTCCTACTCCCAAGGAAGACGAAAAAGCCAAAGTAGAAACAGAAGCTACAGAAAAGGCCAGCGGAGATAACGAGCAGACACCCGCGCCTGCTGAAAAAGCCGAAAAAACAAAACTAGAAGCCTCGGATGAGGCTTCGTCTGCCAAGGAGAAATCCGAGGAAGATAAAAGTTCTTTAACAACGCAACCTTCAGAAGACAAGTCGGAGTCGGCTTCCGAAAAGAAGCCTACCCGTTACGAGAAGGCAAAGTCGCGACTTGAGAAAGAGTGGGAAGATGTCCGAGCAGAGAAAGCCAGAATCAAAGCTGAACGAGAGCAGATCGAGGCTGAAAGGGCAAGGAAGACTTCAGAAACTACTCAAAGCGAGACAAAGGCGAGCAATCGCAAGTTTAGCGCGGAAGATTACAGGGAAGCGGCAAAGAGCTACCGTGATGAAGGCCGCGATGATCTTGCAAAACTCGCTGAACAAAAGGCTGGTGAAATCGAAGTTGAAGATAGGCGCGAGATCGAGCAGAAAACTCAAGCAGAATTAAAGTCTGCCTGGGATAAGAATCTGCTCGATGAAGTCGAAGCCAATCCGGAACTCAAGGATTCAAGCAGCACTTTGTATAAAGCCGTATCGGAAATGTTGCAAAACCACGCCATCCTACGCAATTATCCAGCTGGGATCAAAGATGCGGTTGGAATTGCAAAGGTAAAGCTCAAGGCGGAGTCCGCCTCCGATTTGTCCAAAAAGGTTGTAGAGTATGAGCGAGAACTCGCTCAACTCAGAAAAGCGACTACTCCGGCATCTGGACAGCCCAAAGGTCCTGCCAAGACAAAAGCTTTTCACGAACTTTCGCTAGACGAACAGGAACGTGAATTGATGAAACTTGCAGGCGAGGTTGACAGGGTTGGATAGTCATAACAAACAAGGATACTTAATTATATGGTAACTACTGGCTCAGTCTCAGCGCAATTCCAGGCTTACTTCTCAAAAGCACTTCTGGAACGCGCGATCCCGCTCCTCCAAATGGAGCAGTTCGCAATGAAAACCCCCTACCCGACCAAAACGGGTGGAAACAAAACCATTCGGTTCTTCCGTTTCGGTGATCCCAGCATCTCTGCGATCTCCGCTCTCTCGGAAGGAACGACTCCTAGCTCCGGTGACGAGCGTGATCTCACGCTGTCCTCGGTTGAAGCAACGCTTGTCCAATACGGCAGCAAGATCATCCTCACCGATGTAGTCCTTGCCACCGAATTGTTCTCGCACTTGGCCCAGGCCACTAAGCAACTTGGCGAAGATGCCGCCCTCCACGCTGACACTCTCTGTCACCGCGCGTTGGTGCAGGATTCCTCGACCAGCACCGGAACCGGTGTAGCCACCAAATCGTACAACCGTTATGCTCAGAACACGACTAACGGCACGACCTGGGCTACCTCGTCCGTTGCTAACAGCGCGATGACCTCCACCGACTTGCTCGATGGTGCCACCTCGCTGTTCATCGCCCGCGCTCCCAAGATCAAGGACGGCTACGCGCTTGTCGCGCACCCTGCCGTTATCCGTGACTTGCAGCAGGATGATGATTGGTTGAAGGTTTCGAGCTACTCGAACCCCGAAGCCATCTTCAAAGGTGAAATCGGCAAGTTGTTTGGCGTGTCGGTCATTTCTTCGACCAACGTCCAGACCTTCAACACTTCTGCCTCCGGCATCGCTGAAAACAGCGTTGGAACAACTGGTGCTAACACCGGCTATGCCAACGTCCTCCTCGGTGGTGGCGCGTTCGGCGTTCCTAGCTTGTCCTCCATCGCCGCTTCCGGCTCGCCCTTCGCTCCGAAGGTCACGATCTTGGACGCTGCTGACAAGAGCGACCCGTATGGACAGCGCATCGTTGCGTCCTTCAAGACGTTCTACGCTGCCAAGCAACTCGATCCTCGGTTCTTCCGAGTCATCGTTGCGAAATCCAACTACAGCTAATAATTAAATGGGAACCATGCTAGTAATTGGTATGGGACCTCGGAAAGGCGGGGAGGGTGAAACCTCCCCGTCTTCTCCTTCATCTGAAAAACCTATGAAAAAAATGGCGAAAGCTGGAATGGTGATGCTTCCTGTCTCCAAGTTCGAGATGAACGATGGTGGCGAGGATGTTGCACCGGAAGTGGGTGATTCTGTTGAACTCTCCGGAACAATTGACATGATCGAAAATGGTATTGCCCACGTTAATGTGGAACACGCCATGAGCGAGAGTGAATCCAAGGACAAGTCGGAAGACATGGCCGAGGGTGAAAATTCAATGTCCGAAGAGGAAAAGATGATGAAGTTGGCCGAGGAATCGGATAAGAAGAACTATAGCTGATATGCCTGTTTACCAGTACGAGGACACCAGAAATGGAAAAGTTGTCGAACTGGAAAAGGCTGTGGCAGAAAGGGACTCTGTCCCTCGTTACCTTAAACGATTCACCGTTCCGCAAAGATTGAGCCTAGTGGGGGTTGGCGAACCCCTCGACAACCCGCTGGGAGTCAATCAAACAAATTTGATGAAGGGGTACTACCGCCAGGAACAAAAGCTTGGCAGTAGGTTTAAAAGCCAGTACACGCCAGATAGCATCAAACGTGCGACTTTAAGGAGAAAAAAATATGGCGAATGAATTTGTACGAAGCGTACGCAAGGCCAAGGGAAAAGCTATCCGCTTTGATACCCAGGGTCAGACAAACGTAATTGAGTTTACGGCAAGCTCCAGCGGTGGCACTGTTAACACAGTTGCAACATCCCCTGCGTCCTTGAACGTGACTCTTAACGGCACTTCCTACCGGATTGCCCTTCATACCTAATGCGTCTCTTATCCCGCCTTACGCTTGGTAATGCTGGGACAATTATTGCATCGTCAGCTTCCACTAATACTGGAAGCTACGATGCAGTAACTGCTCTTACGCTTTCCACGGCTACACTTGTTATTAGTGGAGCTACAACTACAGCCACCTTTAATGCAGGTGTTACAGTTTATGGAGATATTGACCAAGTTGCACTTACTGGCGGGGCAATGGCAATTTATAATAGAAAAGATTAAGGAATAAAAATATGTCACGCGCATTAGATAAATTTCAAGGCCAATACGGATTTTCCGTAGGGACACAAGGAACAGCTACGGCTGGCTATTGGGCGATCCAGATGCTTGAAAATACCACATTTAGCGCAATTAGCGGTAAGTTTGATGGTACTCTTACAGGCATTACGATTGGCTCCGGCAACATCATCTATGGCGAGTTTAACAGCTACACGGCTGGAACTGGCAAGGTGATCGGATACATAGCTGGTTAATGATTCAAGCAACCACACCGCCAAAGGTTCAATCCAATGGCCGGTAATTGCATTATTATTTTATGCCTTCTTTAAGTCTTGCTCTTGGCATAAACAATTCAAGAAAACCACTTGGTGGTGGATCTGCGCCGTCTTCCCTACTTACTGGATTACTGGCCTACTGGAAATTTGATAATAATGGAAGCGGAGGCGTTTCACTTCTTGATTCATCTGGAAACGGAAGAACACTTACAACTCCAAATGGAATAGGCACATTGGAATCTGTTACTGGTGTAATAAATCAATCAGCTTTAATTAGTACAGACGATCAAACATATCTATCCAGAAGTGGAACATTTCTTAATGGTTCGAGAGATGAATACAGCATTTCAGCTTGGGTATTTACATTTGAGCCATTGCTTTTTATAGTCAATCAAAGCACCGGAGCCAATTGGAGTGGATCTTCAATTGCAATGGAGCTTGCTGGCGGGCAATTACTTGGAACTGTATTTTGGAGTTCAAGTCCTAATTATGACAGAGCAACTGGATCATCTTATGTAAACGATGAACAATGGAATCATCTTGCAATGACTTGGAAAAGAACTGGTTCTCTTAAAGTTTATGTGAATGGAGCATTAGATGGTTCTATCTCTTCATCTGGAAATTACGCAAATATTCCAACAGAAAATGTTTCATTAAATGGGAATGCT